ATAGTTTATAAAAGTAATAATTACCCCCGTTGATATAACGAGGGTAAAAATTACATAAATATTAAGATGTCATCAACACGAAGTTGTTAGCACCTTGTACACATAAACATCTTTCAGATAAGAAGTTTACTTCCATTGCATCTAGATCAGAAGTGTAAGCACCACCGACAGAACCAGTGATCCAAGACTTCATACGTCTATCATCAGTTTGAGAAGCTCTATATCTTACGTGTAAGAATGGACGTCTAATGTTTGTACCTAAAATTTGGTCATAAACAGTAGAAGTACCAGCAGGAATTAATACTCCTTCGATGTCACTATTTTGAGTGTAGTTACTAGAACCACCTCTTGTAGAAGCATCGTTTAAGTATTTCCAGCTTGTCTTATAGAAATCGTAAGATCCTCTTCTGAATCCTGAGAACTGTAAGTTAAGAGCCATTTCTTCAGAATTTTCAAATACACCGTAAGATGTACCACCGATTCCGTAAGAGTTTTGAGAAGCAAGCATGTTGTCTATGTCAAGCTCTGTAGCTCTGTCTAAGAATAACATGTTTTCTTCAATAGCTCCTTGAGAATCTAAATTTTCAAGAATTGTATCGAAATCAGCTAATGCACCAGCGAAAGCAGAGAATACATTTCCTCTGTCAACTATAGCAGCAAATAAACCTTGAGTACCTAGTAAAGCAGCATTAGCAGCATTAAAGTCTGTAATACCAGCGTTAGCTTGAGTATGGAATAGGTTAGCAGAAGCAGCGTTAATCGCAGCATCTTCACCTTCAACCATAACCATTTCTAAGTAATCTTCGAATCTTAATCTAGTTTCTGATTCAGCTTTTAGATACCATAAGTATCCGTTTGTACCGTCTTCAGCAGCTACTTCAACCCAACCGATTTGTGCAGTATCAGAACCAGATACAACGTATCTATCTCTAATAATAACTGGTTTGTTTGAGAACTGAGTGAAAGATGGCTCAACGTTTTCTAATACTCCTGAACTTCCTTTTGGATATTCAGAACCATATACGAATACTTTGAATCCTACAGCATCAATTGGAATTTGTCCAGCACCTGCAGCAGTTTCTTGGTAAGGGAATACTTGAATCTCATTAGCAGCAAGAGCAGATCCAGGAACAATACCAGAATCAGCAACATAAGCTTTGATAGCATCACCACCAGACTTAGGTAAAATTACTACAGTCATACCTGGAGTAATTACGTTAGCAAGTCCTGCTGTTGGAACTACAAATAAATCTAAAACGTTTCCTGCAGCAGCTAAAGGCTGTACAGTATCGTAAGATATATGTAGTCTATTTTGTTCAGACCAAACTACTTGGTCAGATGTCATCGGCATTTCAGCGCCGACCATTCTAATAAAGCCGGAAAGAGTTCTGTTTCCATATCTTTCAACTTCAGCTTCATAAATTTCAGGTAGGTACTGCTGAGCGAAGTCATTAGCACCATCTGTAAAACTAAGGTAGTTATCCGAAGTGATCTGTTGGATCTGCGACGGGTTTAACGTACCAAATAAGGGATTTAAAGGCATAATTAATTGTTTTTTTTAAATTATCGTTTTTTTATTTTTAATTTATTAGTATCAGATCCACTAATAGCACGAACTTTTAAACCACCTACAAACACATCACCTGTTGGAGACGTACGCGCCTCTGTTGATACATTTCTAGATTTATTCACAACATCTTTAACTGCATCGGCTTTGCCTTGCTCGTAAAAGTGATGTGCTATTTTGTCCGAATTTCTAGCGGCAAAAATTGCTTTGTGGTAACCCTGAGTGTCTTTTACATTACCCTTATCGTCCAAGAACTTCTTAACAAAATCTTGTAAATTACTCTGAGCCTTCGCAACTTCATTTGGATTTTTAACACCATATCTATATTTCTTTTCACCGACTGCAAAATCAAAACCTTTGAATTCTTCGGTAAATAAACTAGAAGTTTTTTGTTTAAAATCTTCATGTTGTTGTAAAGCAACTTCCTGATTTTTTTGGTAGCGGTCAAAAAAGTCAATAGCTTTTTGTTGGTCTCCAGTAACACCAGGTCTTAATCTGACTTGGTCATAATATTTACTTTTAACATCTTCTAAAAAGTTTTTAGCTTTTGCAACCTCTTCCTTGTAGGCGAGTTTTTTTCTTTTGATGTCTCGCTCCTCATCAACATCTTCATCAAAGTCGAAATTTTCTTCCATGATAAAACTTATTTCCTCATCGTTAAGATGTGGTTTACTTTTTTTGTAATATTCTTTTAGTAAAACACCTGTATCAATAGTTGAATAGTCAGCGTTTAATCTAACGTAATCTTCCATTGAACCATTTGTTTCTTCCATAAACTTTACCAGTTTTTCTATGTTTTCTGGTAATACAGTGTCTTCTTTAGTAGATTTTAAAGGTTGTGCAACTACTTCATCAGTAACTTCTTGAATTGGAGTTACTTCTTCTATTTCTTCGGCGACCCGTACTTCTTCAACCACTGTTTTGCTGTCTGTACTGTCTTCGGATTTTTTGATAACAGCATCGCTATCATTTGTCTCTGATGTTTGAACGGCATCTTCTTTAGGTTTTTGTGTTAAATCTACTTTAGCTTCCACAGTTGGTTCAACTGTTTCTTCTACTTTTTTACTTAAATCTACTTTAATAGGTTCTTTTTGAGTAACCTGTTCTTTGATTGTTTTTTTCTTGATCTTTAATGATCCAGAATCTTTGCTTTTAGCCATAATAAAATAATATAAAATTAATAAAAAATACTACACAAACGCGTCTAAATCAAACCCTCCAGGTAATTGTTCATTGTTTTCAAAATCAACTGGCATGGTATCATTTTTTCTTTGTGAAATCATTTCACTTTGCTGTGTAGCTTGTATTTTGGTTCTTTTGTCTTTTCGGTCTTCTATTTCTTGTTCTTTCATAGTTCTAGCCTCTACATCTAGTTGAGCTAGTTTCATATCGAACTCGTGTTTAACCTGCATTAACTCTCTTTTAATTTGAGCTTCTTTTTCCATTCTTGCAATTTCAAATTGAGACTTACCTTGTTCAATTTGTAACTGGGTATTTGCTAACGCTTCTTGCTTTTGTACTTCAGACATTGCAGCTTGTTCTGCCGCTTTAGCATTTGCTTGAGCTTGCATCTGAATATTTTGTTGTTGTACTTGTTGCTCGTAAGCTTGTTTTTGTTTACGTTTTAGTTTTAATAATTGATTAGCTAGTTTAATATTATTTATTTCTCTAATATCTATAGCATCTTCTAAATTAATACCTCCCATTTTTAAAGCAATTTGTATGCTTTGTTCTAATTGAGCTTTTTCTTCTTCATCTGGTTCTAGTTCTAAATAAATACCAAAATCAAAAAGATTTAAATTTTTAACTTCATCTAAAGTTCCTACGTTAAAAGTACTAATAGAAGACTTTAAAGACTGAGCTAAAAGTTCGTGATCTAAACAATCAGCAATTCTTAGCGAAATATTTTCTGCAGTTCTAACGGCTAGATATAATGATGATTGCAATATATGTCGCGTTGCTACATTAGAGTTATAAGCAGCTAGTTTCTGTAACCCTACTAGCGCATCAGGATCTGGACTACTACCATCTCTAGCCTCGTTAAGTCCTGTTACATCACGTATCATTTGTAAATAATACTGATACGTAGTAATTAAACTTTGAATTTTTGCACCTGCGTTTGAAGTTTTTAATTCTTGTATAGGAACTTTACCTCTGTTAGGATCACCATCTTGTGTTAACGACCTACCAACTATAGAACCAGTTTGGAAATACATGTTTAATGCTTCTTGCGGGTTATAGTTAGTTCCATTACCTAAATCAACTTCTGCTAATCCATCAACATCTACATAAACACCATCAGGTACCATACGAGATAATACTTGTTGAAGTTTTAAATGTGTTAATTGAATCATGTCTGCAAAACCTGTAACTCTACTAACAAGTGACTCGATTCTACCGTGATACATTCTAGGTGCACATATAGAGTAATTCATTCTAACCTTTGTACTATCTGCAAAAGGTCTAGACATATTCTCTGATAGTTTCCAAGATATCATATTGTTTATACCTAATACTTTAGCTCCTGTAAATAAAACTTCAATAGATCTTGAAACTCTATCAAAATTATCATTAGTTTCAGGATTGAACGTATCAGGCTTTTCTAAAGCTTTTTCTAAACCTTGATCAGTCTTTTTAATTTTAAAAACTTGATCCATGTAGGTTTTATATTCAAAAAACATAACAGCAACCACATCAGGCGCTTCGTTCCAATTTCTTAAATAGTTTTGTTGACCTGGAAACTTTTCTATTTCTTTTAATTCTGCATCTGTTAAATAAGGAAATTGTTTTTTAAGTTCTGATATACTTATCATTTTAACCTCACCAACATAATATAAGTCTTCAAAATTAGGATCTTTAGTATAAGAGTAGACCATTTCTGCTGGATCTACATACTCTACTGTTACTCCATTTGAAGTATTAAAATTAGTTTTAACAGCTGAAATACCTAGTATTACTAAGTCTTGTATAATTCTTTTTTTAGTTTCTTTAAACTTATTTTGAGCTAACACGCTAGATATTAC